TTCCATCTACAGTAATAGTAGCTGTAATTGTTGCTGAACCCTCTGCTACAGCTGTTACCACACCGTTTGCTACTGTTGCTACCTCGTTGTTGCTTGATGTCCATGTAACTACTGCACCTGCTGGCACTGTTGTAGCTGTGAGTGTCTCAGTAGCCTCAGCCGCAAGTGTTGTAGCATCCTTATTAAGTGTAACACTTGGGGTTTCTGCTACAGGGTCTGCACTATAGAATACCATAGGCACTTCTTTTTGCGCATTGATTGATACATGACCTGTTAATTCAAGTGAAATAGTACCCTTGCCGTTCTTTGTGGTCTGAATAGAGAAACCGCCTGTGGAAAGTGCATTCTTTAACTGAATAGCTACCATGCCACCATCGGCTCTATCACCTACCCACCAAATATCGGTAAAGTCTGTCTGCTTTAAATCCATACGTGGTACAATCTTTGAAGCATCTGTGCCGTCAATATCAGCGCATCCTAGTGCTAACTTGATTAACTCTGGTGATGTACCCAAAGATGTTGTTGATATCTTGCAATCCCACCCGTCAAGGTGCTTAAATTCTTTCATGTTGACTGGAACATTGTCCACATCTTCGCCAAAGTCAGAAAATGTTGGCACACATGATGGATTGATACCGCCTGTAGTAGCACAAATTAATGCCTCGTCTGTAGGTGCTACTGGGTTATCAGGGTCAAAAGTCTTTAATAAAACACCTGCATCTAGCTGTAACGCATCGAACGCATCACTTGGAATTACTGTGAATTTTCCCATTTTTCCCTCCTTAATATGCTGTTAAATATTCTGCTTGTACATTGATATATATTCTCTTAATACTATCATCGTCTGGGTCGTCTATTCTTTGCGCAAAAGGTGTTCCTCCGCTTAAATAGATATAGCCCCCACCCTCAATAGGTAGTGACACGAACCCTTGACCTTTTATTCTTCTTGCGATAGTTTCGGATAAATCAGTTACGCCTTGCCATGAATTAGAACGATACCACAAATCAGCGTGTAGACTAACCACACCGCCTAGTGAATCAGTTACCACATTATAAGTAATACGTGGAAATGTGGCATCATCGGGTACTGTTGTTTCATCATAGGCTTTTATGCCAAAACTATTCCAAAAGCTATGCAATGCCTTTTCTTTTTCACTACTCATTGCTTGGTATCTCCCATTCTTCACAAGTAACAACCCTCATATCTAGTATTGCACTATCGGGGGTTTTGTTATCGTCACCATCAGAAGTTACACGAAAGATTTTTCCATCCCTGTTACGTCTAAACACATCATGGAACTGTAGATTTACATTCTTGCGTGTTGTTGCCGTGTATAAGGATTTAACGCCCTGTTTTTCTGCTAGTCTAGCCTCAGTAGATGTATTTAATGTTGTAGCGCACATGAAATTTGCTCCATCAACATACACTTTCTTCGTGCCACCTAGTCCATCATCTACAGACGTTTTATCTATCATTGTGCAACTTTCCATTGCTGAATCTAACAAACTCATATTATCCAATCTTTCTATAGGCTTTTAGCCTATCTCCAAACACATCTCTCCACGTATATGCCCCTTGTGAACCATCTTTTTTACTGCTAGTTCCTTTAGAGTATGAATAGCCACCAAACGACTCGCTATTTAGTGGGTTTTGTAAAACATTTTTGTTGTTTTCCTCCCACTCTGTAACCTCGTTTAATACGTCTAAAACGTCTTTTGGCACTCTCATAGTAATAATTGTACCCCTAAACGTTTCATCAGCTAAATCCGTGCTTATGTGCTTGTATATACCATCATTGAATACAGAACCCTCAATCATGTAGTATTGATTTTCCTGTATATCAACATTTGATAAATCTATGCTACCATCTGTGATAGCATATTCACCCTCATAATATTCATATTCAAAGTAATTATGTATGTAATCACAGATTTCTTTTAGTTGCATATTTTACCTCTTTGTTCTGCCCCTGCCTTTTTTCTTGGTTTCCGCTTTAACATCCTCTTCTGTCACTGCATCATCAGAAAATGGCATATCCTCTATTTCTTCAATAACTGGTTTTCCACGTTTATTGTCAGAACCTTTTAGTTCTTCAATTCTTGCAAGTGATGGCTTTAAGCCGAGGCGAGGGTATTCATCCCCCACCTCGTACTTATAGTTATCATCCTGCAAGTCTGTAAACATTTCTAATACCTTATACATCCTTGCTTGCCTCCTATACACCAGCTGTTACTGTTACAGCGCAAGTATCTGTATAGTTTGTTCCATCTACTGTGATAGTAGCTGTGATTGTTGCTGTTCCCTCTGCAACACCTGTTACTACTCCGTTTGCTACTGTTGCCTTTGTAGCATCAGATGTAGTCCATGTAACTGTTGCATTAGCTGGTACTGTTGTTGCTGTAAGTGTTGTTGTAGCCTCTGGTGCTACTGTTGCCTCGCTCTTATCAAGGCTTACTGATGGGTTTTCTGATGGTGTATCACCAAAGGTAATTACTGAAATACCATCAATGTACTCTGCCCAAAGTGTCATTCCCATGAGTGCGAATGAATCACCCGATGCTGTCATATAGTCACCGTTAGCGTGGAAACCAATAAGGTTTGTTTCGCCGTCTGTTGTATAAACAAGACCTAACTTAGCAATATCGCTATCGCTTGGGTCTACATGGTAGAGGTCAATGTTCTCTACAGGTGTAGCGTATACCTTGCCACGCTCTACGTTTGGTGCTGAAAGGAGAAATACCGTTGAATATCCCATGAAATCCTTAATGTACTGTAGACCGAATTGTGTCTGAACTGTGATGTTAGCGGCACCAATGTACTCGTATACATCAAGTACATTAACAAACGCTACAACCTCTGTTATGGTCTTATTGATGCGGTTAAACTTATCAACGACCATACCCTTTGCCATAGCAAGTGCCATCTGGAATGTTTCTTCTGTTCCTGTAAGTGCTCCTGTGTGTAAGAAATTGTAGAAACGTGTTAAAACGTTGTTCTGCAACTCTACAAGGAATGCATCATCTGTTTTCTGAATTGCTACAGTTGCGCCGTACTTAACAACATCCTCTACAGGAACTGTCTTACGGTACTTTTCAACTGTGAGGTCTGCCTTTGCGGCCTCTGTTACTGTAATATCTGTTGCTGGAATTGGCTGACCCTTTGCAGGACTCTGTGCAAGTCCGTTTGTTGCCTCTGCTGTGTATGCTACAAGTGTAGTGCCACTCTCCTTTTTAATTGTGTTCATGATACCGAGAATGTTCTTTAATGCATCCCAATTCTGAGCGAAACGGGATACGAAATCAATCTCTCTTGCTTTTACATCTGTGAATGTGTTTGCCATTTAATTTTCCTCCTTTAATTGAATAATTCGGGGTTGTTTTTGATTGCCTCTTGGCGCTTTGCTGTGTCAGTAATCTTAAAAATTTCTGCACGGCTTGAATACTTAGTACCCGAACCGCCGCTTGGTGGTGTCTCCACACCTGCGCCCTCTGTTCCTGTTGTGGTGATAAATCCGCCCCACTGTTCCTTAATGGTTTCTGTTAGCTTATCCACTCCCTCTAAATTGCCGTTTGTATCTAACTTCATATCATCAAAGTTAGTAACGCCTAAAATAGATGTGATGTGCTTTTCACCAACATTGTTTTCCTTTAGCAACTTTGTGTAGGCATCCTTAATTGCCTCAACCTGCGCTTTGTGCTCTTCGGCTTTTTTGTACTCATCAAACGCCTTGTGTTCCTTTTCGTACTTCTCTTTCCATTCTGTGGCGTTACCCTCGCCATCTTCAACCTGTTTCTTTAGGTTGTTAAAGTCAGATTGTACTTTCTTTAGCTTTTCAGCATCTTCTTTGTAGTTGTCTCGCTGTTCCTTTAGTGCCTCTACAGTATTTGAATGCTCATCTACAATAGCGTCAACCTGTTCTGCGGTTAGACCCATGCCTGCTAAGAATTTTCTTGTTAATGCGATAAGTCATCACTCCTTTCTGAATTGCAATATTTCCATTCATAACCACCTGCGCTCATTGAATAACCTAGCAAGGCATTATTAATAGCCGTTCTTGAAATGCCTGTTAATTCACTAGCATATTTAATACTTTTGTATTCAGCTATTTTTTCTCCATCAAAATACTGTTCTATAGCCTTATTTTTGCTATATTCAATATTGTATTGACGGTCACACCACTCTAAATTACTAGCATTGCAATTTAAAGGGTTTTCATCCTTATGGTTTACTTCTGGTAAATCATCGGGATTTGGTATAAATGCCATTGCCACTAAACGGTGTAATGAATACTTTTGCGATTGTCCGTCTTTGCTTAATACAACAAACGGATATTTTAAATTTCCTTTCCCTCTTAAACCAGGTTTTAATAATTTAGCTTTAGTGTGCCTTATTATTTCCCCAGAAGGGTTTTTAGTGGAAACTTCTTTAGGGAGTGCCAATACTTGCCACTCATCGCTTATTAGGTATAATTCCTCATACCCTGCAACCTCTTTCCATGTTGCCATTACTACATACTCCTTTACTTTGACCGTATACTTTCGGTTACGAGATGTTGTAGTGGATAGCTTCCTTAATCCACTTTATATAGTTATTATATAATAACTTTCTAATTAATACAATATTTTGCATATTTTAACCGCTAGTGGCTAATTTATACATTATCTAACCATTTTCTAACTCATTTTTTAATATTCTGCTAAATTCGTCTATATGGTCTGTTATTGCAGGTCTTAAAAATCCACGTCCCTCATTGCAAGGGTTCATTCTACTTGTGCCTAATTCTTGATACGGAGCATATTCCACGTTAGACCCTATTACTACATAGGGTTGCTCTTCTTTATCTGCTGTTCCACTATAAAACCCTTTATTTTTCCTGTTAGGTTTTGGATTATTAGCACTATAGGTTGTGATTGATGTACCTTTGCCACCTACAGCACTTGTAATACTATTTCTCAATAGTCCTGTCTCTTCGGGAGCATTATTTCTTGCATAGTTTTCACATTGTAGCCCTATAATTTCTAACGCCTTTTCTACTGCCTCTTCTGATGCCTCTAATATTTGTTTTTTATTGTTTTCTACAAATTCAATTTTCATTTTGCTCTTTCCATTTTTCCCATTCTTGATAGGACATATCTTTTATTAGTTTCTTGCTTTCGTTGTCACGTCTAGTCGTATACTGTGGGGGATATTTCTTCATGTAGCTATTC